TTTCTGTCCGCAAACCACGGGGGGTTATCCACAGATGCGGACAACCCCAGGGGATAACCCTGTGGATCATGCTGTGGACAGAGTTGGGGATAACTTGGCCTGTGGACAACGCAAACTGTGGACAACCAGTATGGACACCCCCGTGGTACACTGCCCGGCATGCCACGACGCCCCTGGAGCCCAGATGACCGGCAACGGTTCGCTGACGGCAACTATCTGCGCGCCCGAACCGTACCAGGGATGCGGTGGGATGGGCCAACGAAAGACGAGTGGGCGATCGACGACTGCCCGTATTGCAACGGCACCGGCCAGTACCAGATTTCCTTCGCTGTTTGGGTCGATTGCGAGTTCTGTTCGTGACGTGGCGGTCGGCGTTCCGATGGTTGCTGGTCGTCCATGCTGTCAGGTTGACGCTGTGGGGGTTGTGTGAGGTCGTAGCCGAACGGTGGCGGCGTCGCCCGTCCCCCGATCCACGTCACGTCCACTACGAGTAGGGTCACGCGGGTCGAGGCGTGTCAAGGTTTGCATCTCAGTCGGACCTGGACAATCTGATACCCTATGGTAGGGTGCGCGACGTGGGTGACCGGCGGCTATATGACAATCCGGATTATCGGCGGCGCCGGCGACAGTTGTTCGCCGCTAAGACGTCCGAGAGCGTATGTTGGCGATGCGGTGGCTACGAACGACCAGATGACCCGTTCCAATGCGGGCATGTCATCGACGGTGCTTTGCACAGTCCGTTGGCGTTCGAGCATCGGTCGTGCAATCTGTCGGCTGGTGGCAAACTCGCGCACAAGCCGTCTTCGTCAACTTCACGGGATTGGACGCGTCCACGATGACAGCACCACGCAAGAAATCTGCGGCCCGGAAACCGTCGACGGTGGAGGCGGCAGCGAAGTCGGGCGACGAACGGTCGACGTTGGAGGCGATGCGGGATGCGTTGGCGGCGGCGTTGGATGCTGCCGACCCGGCTGTGAAAGCTCAACTGTCCGGCCAGTTGGTGAAGGTGCTCGAACGGTTGGCGTCGTTGCCGTCGAAGCAGGAGTCGACCGTTGACAAGCTCCGAGATGACCTCGCTGCTCGGCGTGCAAAGGCCCGTCAGGGTCAAGTTGGCGGCGCAGCGCAACGGAAGCCTCGCTCCGCAAGCTCTTGAGCTGTGTGCGTCTGTTGGGGTCCATCTGGACCCGTGGCAGGCGTGGGTGTTGGAGGAGGCGATGCAGACGTCGCCGGATGGGTTCTGGTCGGCGTTCGAGGTCGCGTTCTTTGTGTCGAGACAGAACGGCAAAGGTGAGGTGCTGTTGGCCCGCCAGCTTGCCGGCCTGTTCTTGTTGAACGAGGAACTCCAGATTCATTCTGCTCACGAGTTCAAGACGGCGATGGAGGCGTGGCGTCGCCTGTTGTCGGTTGTTGAGAACTCGGACATGTTGATGGAGCAGGTGAAAACGATTCGGCGTGGTTCGGGTGAGCAGTCGATCGAAACGAAGTCTGGGTGCCGGTTGAAGATTATGGCGCGCACGTCGGGTTCCGGTCGAGGGTTCTCTGGTGATGTCGTGTATTTGGATGAGGCGTACGCGTTGCAGACCGCTGAGATGGGTGCGTTGATGCCGACCATGTCGGCCCGTGAAGACCCCCAGTTGTGGTATACGTCGTCGGCGGCGAAGTTCACGTCCGAGGTGATGCACGGGTTGGTGGAACGTGGCCGCGATGACGCCCCGTCGGCCACATTGTTTTATGCTGATTGGGGGTTGGATGCCGGTGACGATCACACCGATCTTGAGAACTGGCGGCGCGCCAACCCTGCGCTAGGCATCCGTATTTCGGAGGCTTTCATTCAAGCCGAGTATGAGAGCATGCGTGCCATGCCGGAGGAGTTTGCCCGTGAAAGACTTGGTGTTCACGAAGGTCTTCGTGGAGACACGGGCAAGATTCGCGTCGATCAGTGGGATGCGTTGGAGGATGCTGGATCGGTTCCTGATGACCGCAACGGGATCAGCTTGGCTGTCGATGTTGGTCCGGAGGGCCGGTGGGCGTCGGTGGCTGTGGCCGGTCGCCGTGTCGACGGGATGGGTCATGTGGAGGTTGTTGAACGCCGCGAGGGCTCCGGGTGGGTCGTCGATTTTGTGCAGCAGGTGTCCGCATCTCAACGGGTGCCGGTCAGGCTTGATCCTGGTGGGGCAGCCGGTGCGCTTATCTCGCTCCTCGAGGAACGCGGTGTCGAAGTCGTCCAGGTGTCGTTGAGGGATCACGCTCACGCCTGCCAGGCTTTGTTTGACGCTGTGAAGGACGGTGTGTTGTATCATCGGGTGGACGCCTCGCTACGCGCCGCGGTTGTGGGGGCGAAAGAACGTGCTGTCGGCGATCTGTGGTTGTGGTCCCGCACCCATTCCGGGATTGACATCACACCGCTGGTCGCTGCCACTCTCGCCTGGGGCGGGGTGCCGAAGAAAGGACATCGAGTTGCCGAAGCGCACGTCGTATTGGTGTGACGTTGTCCTCGCTGCTTGCGGTGTCGGTGCGGTGGTGGCTGCCGCCTTTATGATCTTTGTGCCTGCCGGGGTTGCCGCCACCGGTGTTGTGGCGACTGTGGCGGCGTATGTGCGTCGTCTTGTGGCGCTGAACCGGGAAGGTGACTGATGGGATTCCTGGATGCGTTCGTGCCTCGGACACCTCCTGTTGAGCAACGCTATTCGTGGCAGGATTATGTGCATGACACGATGACGTTCGGCGGGAACCAGTATCGTCTATCGGGGTTGAATGGGTCGCGTCCGGATTATCCGGATGACACGTTCGAGGCGTATGTCGAGAAGTTGCATAAGGGGACGTCGATTATTTCGGCGGCCGCCCATCAGCGGGCTCTGCTTGTTTCTCAGGTGGTGCCGCAGTGGCGCAGGTTCTCGGACGGTGACTTGTTCGGCAACAGGTCGCTGTCGGTGTTTGAGAATCCGCACAACGGTTCGAGAGCCGAGTTCTTTTATCGTTTGGAGTTGGATGCCACCTATGGCGGGTCGGCGTTCATCTGTTTGGATGAGGGCCGTGTCCGACGACTGTCACCGGATCGATGTTCGGTGGTGTTGGCGTCACCGTCGTCCCCGGATTGGGACGGTGACCCGTCCGGTGGTGTGTGCCCGTATGACGCCGAGGTGGTCGGGTTGCTGTATCACGAATCCCGTGTCGGTGGGGTGATGCAAGCGTTTCTGCCGGGCGAGTTCGTGATCTGGCGTCCTGAGCCTGATCCAATCAACTTTTGGCGTGGCATGTCGTGGGTGCAGTCCTGTTTGCAGGAGGTGGTCGCCGACCAGCAGGCCACCGATCATCAGCAAAAGTTTTTTGAGAACGCTGCGACACCGTCGGTGGTGGTGATGATGGACCCGTCGAAGTCGCCGCAGGAAACCCAGGAGTTCGCTCGGGTGTTCAACTCGAAGTTCTCTGGGCATCGCAACGCGTACAAGTCGTGGTTCTTGGGTGGTGGCACCGATGTGAAGATCATCGGGTCGACGTTGGAGTCGTTGTCGTTGAGGGATTTGACGGGCGGGTTCGAGAACCGTGTCGCTGTCCGTTCTCGTATCCCGAATGTGATTTTGGGTGGCCGTGAGGGGCTGTCGGGGTCGTCGTTGAACACCGGTAACTACAACTCGGCGCGCCGCATGTTCGCTGACGGCTGGTTGGCGCCGCATCTTGACGGGTTGATGTCGACGTTGGCGGAGTTGGTGCCGGCACCGTCGAACGCCGAGTTGACGTGGGATCGGGACCGTGTCTTGTTTCTACAGGAAGATGTTCAGCAGCAGGCTGACATCAACTCGACGAAGGCGGCGACGATCCGAACCCTGATCGACGGTGGTTTCGATCCGGAGTCGGTTGTTGCTGCGGTGGATCGTGGCAAGCTCGACATGTTGGTGCATACCGGCAAGTTGTCGGTGCAGTTGCAGCCACCGGATCAGGGGACGCTCACCGAGGACGGTGAGGATGTTGATGTGGATGAGGTTGCTGGCCGGTCGGTGTCGCGTTCGCGTGACAGCGGGTTCGGTGAGCAGTTGCGGATCGATTTCCATAATCATACGCATGTGACTCGGTCGGATGTGACGGTGGAGCCGGCGCAGGTGACGGTGGAGGGCGCGAATGTGTCGGTGGAGCCGCAGATTGATGTGCATGTTCCTGAGCAGCGTGTCGAGATGGGGCCGATGGTGGTGAATGTGGAGCCGACTCCGATGGTGGTGAATGTGGAGCCGACTCCGGTGACGGTCCGTAACGAGATTGATGTGGATACCCCTCCTGCTCAGGTGACTGTGGTGGGTGAGGATCGCCGGTCGAAGTTCAAGGTTCGTCGTGATGGTCAGGGGCGTATTTCTGAGGTGGATGAGCAGGACTGATGGCGTTTCAGTATGATCCTCCTGTCACCGTCTATAACGGTCCGGATGCCGACTATAAGGTGGCGGCCCGGTTCGGTCCGGATGATGTTGCGACACAACTGGTCGGGATCGATGACCGCTGGTTGGATGCGTTCGGGAAGCTGCGGACGTCGTCGGGGACGAGCGAGATCGAGATCGGGTTCACTTACGATTTGCAAACCTCGTTCGTTGAGCAGATCACTTCCGGTGGGGGAACTGTCACCCATGACGCCGATT